TCCAACCATACTTGTAAGTGGTCAAAAGATCTTTTGCCATCTCCGAAACAGGCACTTCATTGTCAGAATAATTCTCTGGATTATAACTCCAGTTACCACTGATTGCCTGGTCAAAGAATTTCTGCATTACGGCGGTGACTTTGATGTATCCGTCGTTGTTGTGCATGTCCCAGAGGAGGGTGTATGCCCCCTTGAGCGTGGTATAGGACGGCACAATCTGCTTAAGAGGCCCCTTCTTCGATTTCTTAACGGACAAGTAGTCTCTAGGAGGTTCGATTCCATTTGTTGCATTTGACACAACGGAACTGCTCTCCGAAGGCATCTGTGCGGACAGAGTGCTGTGTCGCAACCCGTATTCCACAATGCGTCCCCTGAGATACTCCCAATCACATGAAAGGTCATTCGGTACAATTTCGTCCACTTCCTTCTTATATGTATCGATAGGAAGTATTCCATCAGCGTATTTGGTTTTACCAAAATAACCGCAAGGACCCTTCTCCATCGCCATACGATTAGACGCTGTTAGAAGGGCATACTGGAACCTCTCAGTGAGTTTATGAACGAGGTCATGTGCCTTCTGAGAATCATAGTTGGCACCATGCTTAGCAAGGTAATGTGCCAAACCGATGAAACCAATACCAAGAGAGCGGCGATTCTTAGTGCTATTCTCTGCTGCTTTGACAGGATAATGCTGATAATCAATCAGAGCATCGAGACCACGAACTGCCAGTTCACACAGTTCATCCAGTTCATCAAGAGACTTCAGTTTACCGACGTTAATAGCAGACAGAATACACAGAGCAATCTCTCCCAATCCATCAATATGATTGATAGGATCAGTCGGAAGAGTGATCTCCTGACACAGGTTAGACATGTTCACCTTGTCCTTGAAGGACGAGTGAGTATTGCAGTGGTCGATATTCATGATGTAGATACGACCAGTCTCTGCACGCTCCTTCAGGAGACTAAGAATGAGTTCCTGAGCGCCGATAGTCTGTCTTGGAATAGAGAGATCTGATTCATAGTCCACATAGAGACTATCAAATGAATCAGTACCAAAAGCATCATAAAGACCTGGCACGTCGTGAGGGCTGAAGAGGGAGATGATGCCGTTTGAGATGAACCGCTCATAAAAGAGTTTGCTGAACTGAATACTATAGTCTAATTTACGAACACGATTATCTTCGGTTCCTTTATTATTCTTCAGAACAATTATGTCTTGGATTTCTTGGTGCCAGATTGGAAAGTGGACAGTAGCTGATCCACCTCGGATTCCATTTTGAGTGCAGCATCTGACAGTTGCCTCAAACTTTTTGAGAAATGGAATAACGCCTGTGTGCTGAACTTCACCGCCCCTGATTTTAGCGTTGATGCCCCTGATTCTACCTGCGTTGATGCCGATACCAGCACGCTGTGCAACGTAGTGACCAATAGCCATGTCGCTACTAAAGATGCTATCGAGGGTGTCATCAACATCAACAAGAACACAGCTCGCAAATTGTCGAAGTGGAGTTCGCACCCCCGCCATGATAGGTGTGGGAATGTTGAGTCGGTGTTTGGAGATTGCGTCATAGTATTTTTTGACGTATTCGAGACGATAGAACTTATCATCATCTTGGAACAGTGTCGCCGCCACCATCATATACATGAACTGGGGCGTTTCGTAAACTTCGCCACTGCTTCTGTCTTGTACAAGATATTTATCTGCTACTTGCCTAATGCCAGCATATGTAAACAAATAGTCTCGGTCATGGTCCATGAAACTATTCAGTTTCTCCCACTCTTCCTCAGAGTATTTGCTGAGAATACCATCATCATAGACGCCCAGGTCTACACACTTTTTGACATGCTCTAACAGAGGAGGGTGTCCATCAGGATGACCATTGTACACTGCCTTTCTCAGACTAAACAAGAGAAGACGAGCAGCAACAAACTGATAGTTTGGAGACTCCAGGGAAATCAAATCATTTGCAGAACGGATCAAGATCTCTTGAATATCTGAAGTCTTAATACCATCAAAAAACTGCAGGTTGGCATTCATCTCAACCTGACTCTCAGAGACACCTGCAAGACCTCTACAGGCGTGTTCTGCCATTGCATGAATCTTATCAAGGTCTAGAGGTGTTTTCTCACCACTACGCTTGATTACATGAATTTCTTTCATACCTTTTTCCATTCAGTTAGTTTAATGTGTGCCTCTAAGCCTGAGTATGTGTTGAATTCTACCAGAGATTGAACGTCATGTCCAGCGATATACATGTCATTGAGATCTTTCTCTTCTAGATTATCTGGCCAAATAACGACTTCGTATCCCCTATCAATTGTTTGACTAATACGGTCGATGATTTGTTTGTTTCGCTGTTCATTATCATAAACAAAGACAGCATCTCTCCCTTCAAGCAAGTTCCAATCTACATCAGCACCTGCCATAGCGATTGCGTTATCTATGTATAGACTATCGAATGGTCCTTCAGTGACATAGATCGTTTTGTTGAAATCAACACGATTGAGTCCATACACTTTCGGACGATTCTCGTCCAACATGATAGTTATGTATCGGAGTTTGTCGTCTGGTCGGAGGGATCGTCCTTGGAATCCAAACCATTCGTTATCTCTTCCGATGAACGGGATAATGATTCTAGGGTGATCGCGAGTGACCTTCTCAAAACATGGTTTTTGTGTGTTAACCCATGTACAGAATCTTTCTGCGTAGAAAATTTCTTTAAAAAATTGTTTAGGGATTTGTCTGCCAAGTAGATATCCTGTTGCTGGGTGATCACTATTTAGATCGGCAATCGATTGTAGTTCACCTTTTTTCTTGAACTTAGGTTTCTCAAATTTTGGTTTGGGAACATAAGATCCTTTACCTGTCGTTCCATTCTTATATCTCTCCATGATATATTCATCATAGAGATCAGGTGCCTGATCCTTAAGAAAGTTTGGTAGTGTTCTACCTACGCCACAGTTATGGCACTTGTATACCATATCCGCTTTGAGGCGAAAGAAATACCCTCGTGCCTTGTTACGATGCTTCTGAGAGTCACCGCAATAAGGACACCGAAAATTATACAGTCCGTTCTTCTTTCTAGAAAACTTATCTAGACGACCAGAAAGAAGATTGACGTAATGCTCATCTACAAATTCAGACAACTCGATGGATCGCTGGTCTGTCCATCATACTTGTTTGTTGTGTAGTTGTCAACACCTCTACGATTGGAGGAATCACAGTCAATAATGCTATAGCAGTTGATAGTACTGCACCAGCAGCGATGACAAACTTTTGATTTGCGTCTACTTTCTTTTGAATTCTATCGATTCTCTCATGAAGGATATTATGATTCTTCTCTTCTTGATCCTTCATCTCTTCGATCATTTTGATAATCAGTTTATCTGACCTATCACTTTCTTCCAATCGGTTCTCATGCCTTTCCAGCACAATAGAGATTTTATTACTATTCTCTGAAAGTGTTGTTAAAGCACGTTCTAACTTATCCAACATTTCTTTGGATAAGTCTTCGTAAATGTCTAGTTTGCTTTCTAATACAGCAAGTTTACCAAGACCGAATGCCACATCAATTCTCCTCTGGAGGAGCTTGACCTGCTGCAGCAGACTTTTTCAACTGTCTAGTCTTTGTCTGCAATCTCTTTTGAAGTTCCTGCTTCTTCAACGCTGCTCTCTTTCTTTCAGCACGAACTCTTTCATCTGCCATTTCTTTAGCATCATTAGCACCGTCCACTTCTTCGCCCATGATATTTCGCATGTGCTTTGTGCGCTTATCCATAAAGAACTTACCTGCTGCTGCGGGAAGTACTCTTTCAATTTCAATGTCTCCTCTATGTCCAGGAGCGATAACCATACGAAGTTTTCGTGCTAGTTCTGCAGGAGAAGATGCATATACAATAGTCTCACCAACTTCAGGGAGTTTTACCTTGTATTGAAACAACCTAGATGGTGCCTTAGGATTTTCCTTAGACTCACTAAACGATTCGTTTGTATTGCCAGCATTAAGTTTAACTTTAGTCTTCTTCAGTTTCTTCCGAAACTTCATGATCGGATCGAAACCCGCATTGGGACCTGTAGCAGGAGCACTCCCGCTAAATCCACCAGTGCCAGCAGTCATCATGGTCATATCCTTTCTAGATGTTCTAAGATTTCTTCCTGAATTTCTATTTCAGGTAACATTCCTACAGGGTATTTATTCAAATATACTAAGAACGTCTTTAGTATACCCCAATACTCTTGTTCAAACTTAAAAAATAATAGCGGAGTCGCTGCTTCGCCAAAAACATTATACAAAATTATTAGATGATTTATAATTAAATGAATCCTTAATGGACCTCTTCGCAGATAACGCTTCAAGAGTCTTTTCAGATACTTGAAGCGTTTCATGTCTTCATCAAAATCATCGCGGGTTACGCAATGAGGGTTTTCATAATGTTTAATGGCGAACAGAATGTAGTTAGACTCATTCAGTTCGTCAAATTTCATTAGCTACCAAATGTCAGTGTTGCTACGGCGGAGATTACTTCAGGAGCACCATTGTTAGAGTTGACTTTAACACGATACTGGTTGCCATCGTTTGCCGCTGTCTGACCTGTGAGTGCCAGAGATGTGCTGGTTGCACCAGAGACATTTTGGAAGCGACCAGAGGAGGTAAGTCTCTTCTGCCATTGGAAGGTTGCTGTACCAGAATTGGTGACAGATGCTGCGACCAGGAAGGTTGCTGCACCAGAAGAAGTAGTCTTATCGGTGTTGTTGGTGCTGAGCGTGATGGTGTTCGCTGCATCTGCTGCGATTGTGTCATCCGCCAGGGTCTCATCAGCGTTCGCTTCAGGATTAGTCAGAACCATCAGGTGCTCTGCTCTATGACGAGTTGCACCAGAAGAATCTGTATATGTGTGATATGCCCACCAACCAGGAGCAGTGATGCCACGAGCTTTGTTTGCGGCTAACGCTGCTTCTGTTTCGTCACAAAAGACGATTGTTTTTGTTACAGACCCACCGCTGTTACCAATAGTAAGACCGACAGCGGTCTGGTTAGCAGTGGAGTCAACTCTTCCGTATAAAGACATTGTTTCTCCGACGTTGTATTCCGTTTAGTTATTTATAAATTATTCGCCGTCACGAGTGACAAGTGCTGCCTTCACTGCTTCTAACAGTTTATCATCAGCGGTTGTCTTCGTGAGTTTGACTGCTTTCTCCAGAACCAAGATACAGATATCAATCAGTTTTTCACCGAGTTCTGCATCGTCAGGAATCTTAGAGACTGCATCTGCTACAACTTTCTTAGCAAGGGGGAGTAAAAATGCTAACATGATTAGTTACCAAAACGGGTCTAATCTATATAGCATCAATCAGTCACCTCTGTAACGAGAACCAGGACGAGGACCAGTTGCATCAGTCATTTTCTGAGCATCTGTTCTGGTGTCCTTGGGAAGAGGTTTCTTTAACATCTTGCCACGAATTGCCTTGTGGTCTGGTTTAGGATTTCTTCCCTTTGCTGCATCACGAGAGATCTTCATCTGATCATCAATTGACAGTGACTTACCCTCAGTGAATTTACCAAAG